CTGTCAAATGCTTAATCAGAGTTGGGCATGGACCACTGTCAAATGTCCCCGTTACATATATACGGGCAAATTCAAAAAACAGTTTTGAAAATAGAATTATGGGTGCAAAAAAGTGTAAAAGTGTAACGGGAGCTAAAAACAGGTCGTAACAGGTTGAAATATATCAAAACTACTCGTTACACTCTCGTTACACCCCGTTACACTTCAGGTCTTCCCGTTACACTTTTCTAGCCGAACGGAGGTTTGACCCTTGTTGGAAACAGGGTTAGTTTTGAGAAAGCTAGTATATAGGAGCTACCGGATGAAACGCCGCATCGACACTAAAGCTGAAGAAATTGAAGAGGCTCATGGCCGTAAATTAACTAATCGACAGAAAGAATTCGCCAGGCACTATGTAGACGCAACACACTCAAACGCGGAGTGCGCCAGGCTCGCAGGATATTCTGACAAGAACGGCATCGCCAAAATCCAAGCGTACAAACTTCTCAACCCAAAATTCTTCCCGCACGTCGCGGAATATGTGCTGGAAATGCGCGAAGAGCGCGAGCGGAAATATGGCGTCACTTTGATGGGCCAACTGAAACGGCTGCGGGATCTCTCAATGGGAGCCGAAGAGTCCGGTCAGTTCTCAGCTGCGATAAATGCTGAAAAGACCCGGTCGGCGCTGGGCGGATTGACAACTGATCGGCGTGAGACAAATCACTTTCATGCGATTGAGAATATGGACCGGGAAGAGATTGAAACTAGGTTGACGGAACTTAGAACATCTCACCCCAGTGTATTCTTAGATGCCGATTATGAGGTTGTTGATGACGCAAAAACCGGAAACTCTGATGTGGAACAACCTTCGGTCGAAGATGCCAAAGAGTTGGAACACCACGCGGATTGAAAACCGTTACGGCGGCGGGATCCCAGACGTTCACGTATGCGCGGAGGGGTTGCCTTTTTGGATAGAGCTCAAAGTTACAAAAACTAACCGCGTAAATGTATCTGCTCATCAAGTTGCGTGGAATTTCGCCTATTCCCAATCGGGGGGCGTGAGTTTTTTCCTTGTTGCGGCCCTCGAACGATCCAACCTATATCTGTTTGACGGGGTCCATGGTCGGGGGTTAGCGGAACACGGTCTGAAGACGGGTCGGGTCGGGGACCATGGGTCGGGGTCGGGTCAAGTCGGGTCGGGTCAAGTCGGGTCGGTCGGGTCGGGGTCGGGTCAAGTCGGGTCGGTCGGGTCGGGGACCCTGGTTCCGTGCCTCTGGTCGGGGTCGGACCAGGTAGAGCTCCAGGAGTCGATGCTTGATATCGTTCGAGGTCGCATTGCGCCGGGGCTCGAGGAAAAATAATACCCTGGCCGGATTTCTCCGACCAGGGTACGGCGGCCAGGTGCACCCGGCCGCCAGCGGCGCCATTATGTGTCAACAACCGGCGCCGGATATCCTCTTCCACCGTCCGCTCTAAAATCGAAAGCTTGTTCTTTGGCTACTTCGAATTGGTACTCTTCTCCGGTGTGCAAATCTAACGTATGCGGGAACGTTTTTACTTCTCTTATCAGATCGCGCACGCTTTCCATGTCCTCAAAATTATTGGATTCTTGCAAACCGTCGTCCGCCATATTATCAAGTAAGGCGTCCGCCGTTTCTGCTATGGCGTCCGCTTCCGTTTTGTTTTTTAATATTGTTTCCATTTTAATAATCCCTCACAACGAATCCGCTAGTGTCATTCTTAGCCTTTGAGCCCTTTGGATCCAGTCCAACTATGACGGGAGAAGGATCCAGGTGGCGCAAATCGTGTTCCGTTCCGTCAATTACGCGGTGACCCAGGAACGTTTCCGGCAGGCCATCGCCAAACACAACCGCAACATTGTAACCTGCCGCGAGAATGCATTTGGCTGCCACCTTGTTAGTTTCCGATAAACTAAAAGTCAGATGGTAGTTGCTAGGCCGGTTGGGATTCAGGATCCGCTTCATGCTTTTGGTGTAGTCTACGAATTGAACATCCGGAAATTGTTCCGGCAACGTCTGTCCGTTGTATCCTTTGATATACTCAAATGCGATATCGGTTGAACCGTTAGGCCTTACGGCAAGCTTTTTGTTTTCGCGGTCCGCTTTCCGGATCATGGCGCGAACGTGTCCCGCCATCTCACCCATAAACGCGTGGCGCTCGTTCATAAAGAATTGAGACTTGGCAACCCGACTCTCACGCGTGCGGTTGGTTCCGTTTTCTAGATCGGAAACAATGGCCGCCTGGCCGCTGTACATTCCCAAGCATAGTGCGCGACAACCGGCGCTCGAGTCTGGGCATAAATTGCCGGCGCCGCCGGTACTATGCGGCGCCATGTAGTTGATTGCGTTTAGCCAGCCGTACTTGTCGGCTTTAATCGCTTTCGCGCTATCAGTTGAAAAGAATTTTGTAAATCTAGGCATTGCGAATTCTCCAATGTGTGGTTGTTGACATGGTAAATCTACCATGAATTTCCAATATATGTCAACCGGTCGGGTCGGGTTTATTTTTAGTCGATCGGGCCCTGGTCGGGTCGGGTCGGGTCGGGTTTAAATAAAAAAACCCCGGCCATGGTGCGGCGGCCGGGGTGGTAGGTGGTGGGTCGCGGACTAGGCTCGAGGTCTGGCGCCCCACGGGGAGCCCGGCGACGATACGGCCGCCGAGCTCCCTTGTCAAACGGACTATGCGGTGATCAGGATCGCTGGATCATCGCGGTAGGCCTCAATAAATTCTGGCGAAGCATACGTTAACCGGAAATTATCGGTCACATCCTTTCGGTAGGTGTCGCCATATTCCCATGATCCGTATGTCATGGGTGATTTGGCGACCGTGTACCAGCGAGCATGTTGATCACCCGTTTCATTTTTTGCCAGCTTGTAGGTTTTCAAAACCCGTATTTCAAACTCGCCTGCCATGAATGTGGCGTATGGGTTTTCAACTTTGCGGCCTTTGCCTAGTGGATTTTTAGCCATGTCAATTTTCTCCTATGTGTTGTTGACGAGGATCATTATATATGGGATAACATGGGTGTCAACAATCAATGGAGAAAATTATGCCTTTCAACTATCACACGGACGCCGGCCATGGGTGGCTTGAAGTTTCGCTTTCGGAATGCCTCGCCAATGGTCTCACGCCAGAAGACTTCTCGCGGTTTTCATATCGCGGTTTGTTCTTTCCGCGATTTTCATATCGCAGTGAAGAAACGCTATTTTTAGAGGAAGACTGCGATATGCCTTTGTTCGCTAATGCTTATCAAAAATTGCACGGCCAACCAATAGAAACTACGGATCTGCATGACTCGACGGGCGAACACTTTATTCGGAGTTTAGCAAGTATGGAGTCAATAGCATGAGCGTTTATAAAGTGTTTACCCGTACATGGTGGATTGAGAACGAAGCTTGGCCGGATGGCTTGGAACCGTGCGCGGGTAATCAGCGCACGATTGCGCGGAACATTGCCAGCGAGGGCGAAGCGCGTGAGATAGCGCAAAAATGGAACGCGGAACATGACGCCGGCCGCTACTCTTTGAAAGCTGAATACACTAGCGCGTAGTCGGGCAACCTTTCTCTCAAACTTCGGGCGGCCTTCGGGTCGCCCTTTTTTGTGCCGGGTCGGGTCGGGTCGGGAGCTGGCTAGTCGGTCGGTCGGGTCGGGTCGGGTCGGGTCGGGTCGCTGTACTAGGTGCCGGCCGCCGCCGCTCCCGGTAGTCGTACCGGGATAATATAGGCCGCTGCCCGATCGCTGCCCGGCCGCTGCCCGGCCGCTGCCCGATCGCTGCCCGATCGCCCGAAAATTAATTTCAATGAAATGCATTTTAGGGGTTGTGATATCATGGGAATGCGTGGTAACGTCTTGACGTTACCTAGAAACAAACAAACCAGAAAGAGAGAAAGAAAATGGCAGTTAAAATGTGGACGAAAAAAGAAACGCAGAGCACGATTAAACAATTGCGCGGTTACGGTTATGTCGTGGCGAAGGTCAATGGCGTGTATAAAATTCTCGACGACGAGGGCAATGTTTGGAAGCGCGACGGCCAAGACGTTTTCTGCGCGCTGCTTGGTACTCGCGGTTATCTCGTCAGCTATCACGACGATCTAATAGTCGATGGCAGCGACACCTATTAATCAACAGGGCGTGGCCATGGTGGCCACGCCCATTACTTAGAAAGAGAGAAAGACAATGGCCAACTTTTCCAACGAATTTGATCTAAACGACGACATCGACCGTCATGTGGCAAGTGCTGAAGCTGCTCGCATATCTGCTGAAATCAAGGTTTTAAAAGACGATCTGCAATGGTTTGCTGATGAATTTCGCCTATTCTATCATGGCGGAAAAGTAGAAAAAGGCGCCAATGGCGCAACAGTCAGCGTTGCTGTTCCGAATGATCCGAAGCGCCCTTTGGATACCAAAAAAATAGAAAGCGCGTTTCCTG